GTTGAAATTAACTCAGATGTATATGTACAACTAATATTAAATAGAACTTCATGTGATGAAGGTAAAAACGTATTATGTTTCATGACTCGTGATGTTGGTTGTAACTTAATGTTACAAATTCTGAAGGAAAACAATACAGTTATAACTGGTTTAACATCTACTGTTATATGGTATGACCCTATTGAAGGTTCGAAACCATTTGAAGCTGCATTGATGTCAGACCAATTAGGTGTTGGAACAGATGGAAGTCCTGATGAACGTAGAGGTTTACAGGCAGAGATTAGAATGATGTTGGGTAAATCATCAACTGAAGTAGAATTGGCTAAAGTTGACGTTGACTTGTGTATTACAAATGCAATACGAAAGCTCCGCAAAGGTTCAAGTTACGCATATACCCGTGGATTTTTTTTCTTAGACGTAAACCCTAATCAACAGAATTATATACTGGGTGGTAAGTGTGTAGGATTTAATAAAATTGCATATGTAAATCAAATATACAGAACTGGTAATTTATTATCAGCAGGTGGTAACGGCAGTGGTGAGAATTCAGTATTTACCTTTGGCGCATTACAACAATTGTTCGCACTATCTACCTTTGATATATTGTCATACCATTTAGTTGCATCATATTTAGAAGAATTAGATGTATTATTTGCTAGACATATACTACATGATTGGGTCGAACATACTCGCGAATTGCGCATGTATCAAGTATTTCATAGTTATGAAAGAGTATTACTGGACGTGTCAATGGAGAAAACAGAACAGACGTTAATTAAAGACCGTGAAACGATAGATTGGATACAACGTTGGGGTGTAGCAGAAGGTAAAATGATATTATCACAAATCAGAGGTAAATTTCAGACTCTTCCGGGACCAAACGGGAGTACAACACTAAATTCACAAGAATTAATTACTCAAGCTGAGAGTGAAAAAGCTGAATTAATTGATGAATTAAATGATATGGGAATGCAAGATGTATTCTCTGTTGGATTAGGTTCACACCTAGTTATAGGATAAATAAAAATGGCAAAAGATTGCAAACCATGTGACTTACCAAATACTGACCCTTTATATAATAAAGGTACTTGCAGTGATGATAGTACAGTTGCAGACGTAGAAGTTCCAAACACAGAATGTTGTCCTGAGACTGAACAATGTTCACCATGGGAGATAAGTGAAAGTAATGACACTTGTGTGATTGATGGATATATAGCAGAATCAATTAACATTGGTGGTGCAGTGGTGAACGTACATAAATTATTGGGTGTTCATGAGCAGGGACTATTACAAGATTTAACGGGAAATGGAACGGGCATCTCAAATGGTGACCACCCTAATTTCCCTGCGTCTCAAGCATTTGATAGATTAGTCACAGAATGGAAATCTTTACAAGTTGGGGATGCAGTTAAAACATCAGCATACATTGGGTATGATTTTGGTGAAATACGTTTAGATAATGGAAGATTGCGTTATGGTAGTGAAACTTTTGTCAAAAAAGATATAACAACAATTAAATTTCGTCAAGGCTGTAATGCTGAAAATAGAGCTACTAAAGTAAGAATTGAACGTTCAGATAATAATGATAAATGGTTTGGTGTTGCATTGGTAGATGTCGAAGACTGTGATGGCATAGTTACACTTAACTTTAATAGAACTGTTCCGTCAAGATTTTGGAGAATGCGGGTAATTGATTTCAATGGTGGAGATACAGACCATTGGGCAGTTCAATCTATGCAACTTATTGATTATGAAGCAACTAATATAAGTAATATTCAAGATAGACTATTCCTAGAAAATAGAAATAGAGATTATGAAGAATATGCATTAAGATTAAAAGGTTCATATCAACCGGTAGAATCACAAACATTCCTATCTAAGTTTGGATTTGATGGTTTGTTGAATGGTGACCAACTATTTTTAGAGATGAGCTTTAGTTCTATCGTTACACGATTAGGAAGACCTTTTGTAATTGGTGACATAGTTCAATTACCAAGCGAGACACAATATTCTCCAACATTACGACCAATTTTAAAATATATGGAAGTTACTGATGTATCATGGGCTGCAGGCGGATATTCTCCAACATGGCAACCAATTATTCAGAGAATGATAATTCAACCAGTTACTGCCTCCGAAGAGACTCAAGATTTATTTGGACCATTGACACAAAGTTATGATGAATTAAAGACATCAAATGTTGATAATGGGATGTTTGGTGGGGCATTTCAGGATATTGCTAACATTGACCAGTATATTAATGCTGAACAAAATACACAAGTACCAGTTAAGGGGACAGATTATGCTGATGTTGCTAAACTGTCCGAAGAAGCACATGAATGGGCAAAAGAACACCCTAATTTAGACCTTAGTAAGATTGATAGAGTTCGTCATCGCTATGGGATTGATGGTATGCCACCAAATGGTGAACCATATACCGAAGGTGATTCATTTCCATCTAACCCACAGGATAGAGATTATCATAGATTAACTTATGATGGAATTGCAACAGGCATATTCGCGAGATTACATAGATATTCATCAGTTAAATCAAAATGGTTATATATGGAAAGTGATGGTCGTGCTCCAATGAAGAGTAATTCTATTATGCAACAATTGGTCGACCCAGAAACTTCAACTGTGACTAAATTGAATCAGATTGATGATGAAGTATAATAAACATAGGACGTTAATTAAAGAAAAAGTAAAATCCATTAGGGAATTTACTAGTGATGGGTGTACAATGTCACCTGATATGACTCATGGCAATTGTTGCATTGAACATGACTTAGCGTATAGATTTGGATTGATGAAACGTTCTAAAGCAGATAAGAATTTACGGAAATGTATTGCATTAAATGGTCATCCATTTTTATGTTGGATATATTGGATTGCCGTGCGCATATTTGGAAAACATTATTTCAATCAAAAAAAATATTTGGAAAATAAAGAAAATAAATAACACATTTTGCTTGATAATTATAAGCACAGTCGTAAACTTATTACCTTTATGGTTATAGGATTAGGCATTAATGAGTTCAAACAGCAAGAAACAAAAGTATATAATTGAATGCTTGTTATCTGATAAAGATATATTTTCACGATGTGTATCTATTGTAAAAGGTGAATATTTTGAACGAAACTACCAGAGAGTAGTTGACTTTATCTTAAACTATTATAATGAACATAATGGTGTCCCAAAACGCAAAATTCTTGACATTGAGTTTGACATTCAATTTGATAAAAATAAAATCACACGTGATGAAACTAAGTATGTGTGTGCTGAAATTGAAACATTCTGTAAGGAAGCCGCTGTTAAAGATGTGATATTATCATCGAATGAAGATATTAAAAATGAAAACTTCGGTGCTATCCTTGAACGAATGAATAAAGCAGTTGCAATATCATTAGACCATGACTTGGGTGTCAACTTCTTTGACAATCCAGAAGAGTATCTTAAATCACAAGTAGAAAACCACACATATGAAAGCACGGGCATTAAAGCACTGGATAAACATTTAGGTGGTGGAATACTTCGTAAGCAATTAACATTATTCTCAGCTAACTCAGGTGGTGGTAAATCTATCATGTTGAATAATATAGCAGCCAATTTTGCATTCAAAGGTATGAATGTTCTATATATTTCATTAGAATTACCCGAAGACATGATTTATATTCGTTCTTCTGCTATATGGTCTAATAGTAACATTAAAGAATGGCAACAGAATATACCTGCAATTGCATCAAAAATCAAAAGAGGAAAAGAAAAAGGTGGTTCTTTTTTAATTAAAAGAATGGCACAAGGTGCATCTGTTAATGATATTCGTGCATATTTAAAGCATTATGAATTAGAATATAACTTTGTTCCAGATTTATTAATTGTTGATTACTTAGATTTAATGCTACCTAATTGTGGTGGTAAAGGAATGCAAGTATTCGATAAAGATAAAGCAACATCGGAACAGTTATCTGAACTGCTTCATAATTTCGACATGTATGGTTTATCTGCATCTCAACAGAATAGAGATGGTATCGGCAATTCAAGTCCAGACCAGAGTATTATTGCAGGTGGTTTATCAAAGATTAATACAACAGATAACTACATATCACTCTACATGGATCCCGCTATGAAATTAGTGGGCAAAATGATGATATACTTTTTGAAAACACGTTCTGCGGATGGTGTTGGTGAAAGTGAGGAATTAGATTTTGATTCTAAGACACTTGCAATTACTGATGTTGATACGAATAGTGTATTCTCGGTTATGCCTATGCCAAGGAAGAAGAAAACCTCATTAGAGAATGTTGTGGCGATTGATGGTGTACCTGTGGATGATGATAGTCCGATTAATTTTGACAATTCTTCACAGTCATTATTAGACCAATTTGTTGAAGATATAAACATTGAAGAAGATTTAAAGAGTAAGAAAAAGAAAAATACAATAAAAGACTACATTGTTGGTGTGAAGGTAGATAAAAAGAAGAATAAAAAGAAAAAGCAGGATGACACAAAAAATATTCCTGTTATAAATAATCCTACACGGGTCAAAGAACCAACAAGCGCATTGCTCGACTTAATGTCCTCAATGTCAGGAGAGTTAAACATATAATGAAACAGCATATGCCACTTAAAGTAGATGAAACTATCTTACTGTCAGTAAACAACCAAGATGATGCGTCAAGTCAAGTACCAGTATCGACACTTCCAAATGCAATTCAGGTGGAGTTTGAAATATTGGATGACATACGTCAAAAACTTGCAGATGCGTATCATGTGTATAATCAAATGGAATTATGCATGATTGCACAACAGTCTAGAATACAGCAAGTATATAAGGAATTTACTAACCAAGAAGAAAAAGAAACATAAATACTTGAATGAGTAAAACTAAAAAAACAGAAACGATAGTTGAGACCAACCATAAGTTAGAAGAATTTTTCGACATTGAAAGAGGTTCTACTGAAGTGGTTGAATATGAACGTGAAACCACTGACCTTGTTGAAGGAGAAGGATACGACGATAAAGATAATGAGATTGAAGAAGCATATCAAGAAATTTTTGATTGTGCTATGGAAGGTTTTGATGCCATTACCGAAGAGTCTGAAAAAGTTCCAAATCAGTATAAAGCACGCATGAGTGAAGTCGCACTACAACATCTTTCATTAGCCCT